TGTCGAACACGCCCGCAAGCCGCCTCGCCCAGCTCGTGGGGGTAAGCCCCGCCACGTTCACCGCCTGGCAGAACGGCACCGCCACGCCCACCGTCGAGGAACTCTCCCGCCTCTTCAACCAGGTCGTAGCCCTCGCCCTGAGCTCCCGCCACGCCGCCACCACCCAAGCCACCGCCGAACCCGAAACACCCCCCGCCCAAGCTACCGCGTGATAGGCAACATCATCGAAATTCACTGGTAAGCCATGCCCACCGACACCATACACACAATCGTCTACGATACGGTCCATACAGTCTCCTTCGATACGGTCCATGTCCTCATGGATTCTTCCATTACCGTGCAGGCGTTGAAGGACTCGCAGGCGTTTTTCTCCAGCTCGTTTGCCTGGCTGATTGGCATCATTGCCGCGTTCATGGTTTTCCTAATCTTTGGAGCCGAAAGGCTGTGGAGCAAGAATTTCAATCTCCAGCTTGAAAGGCTGAAGAAGGATTTTGAATCGGTCTTGAAAGAAATGAACAGCGCGGCGAAAAAGGATATTGAAGACAAGGTTTCGGGCATAGGCAAAAGGTTGAACGAATTATCTGGTGATGTCGAAAGGGTGATTCCAAAACTTGTGATGAGTTACTTGTCGCAAGCGAAGACTGCTGGAACTGCGGATGCGTTCAGAATGTGTTCTGTTGCATTCGACTTGATGGCGGTCAATTTCGGTTCCAGTCTTGTCCCTGTTGCAGACAAGGTCGTAACCTTTACCAGGAACCTTGTAGCCCACGAAGCGGTTACGATGAATGCGGATGTAAGAAAAGAACTGATGTACAGCATAGAGTGTTTCGAGGCTTCGTATATGGCGTTCTTTGTTGACAAGTCTGATGCGGAAAAGGCTGCTTCGTTGAAGGTCATCGCCCTGGCAAAAGCTGCGGCTGCAATGTTAGACGATAAATGATGCCACTCAACAGCACCACGAAGAACCATAATATTGCGTATGTGGTGAAAGGGTATTCTACCGTGAAGTCGCTGACTGCCTTTGTTGCTCTTTGAACAAGTTTTTTTATCATAGCAGTTCTCCTATGCGCGTAACTGCGTATTCTACGATGTCGTAGGCCTGCACAATCGCCAGTCCCAAGACCGCGATATTGAGCAGCAACGATGCCAGGATGATTTTGTTCAGGTCGTTCTTGTCCTTGTCGGTAAAGTTGCCGGCCTTTTGAAATTCGGCACGGAAGTATTCGTTGACGAACGCGGGCCATGTGAATTGCAGCGTGGCGAGCGTTGACAGCTTGCCGATGAGAGAGACTTTGTTCTTGAGTTTCATCTTGGTTCCTTTGTTTGTGGTGGTTGGTTCTGTAGTTTCCTTGGGCGGGTAGTTGTCGGTGCCGTTGATGCGGTTGGCGACGGCTTCCAGGGCGTCCACGGTTCGCTTGTCCAGAACGATGTCCTGGCCCTTGCCGGTCATGCAGCAATGGATGCAGACGGTGCGCCCGTCAACGGTTTTAAGCGGGATGTGGAAATTGTCCTTGTTGCAGGCTTGGCACCTGAACTTTTTCATGTACTTTCTTATGGGGTCGTTGTCGTCACCGACGGGTGCGGTGCGTTCGAATGTCGTGAAGTCGTGCATGGTTTTCCTTGGAAGAATTTTTTATGTTGTTGTTTTTTTCGCGCAATTTGATTATATTTGCAATACAGAATGAGCGTCTGGGATTCCCTTACAGTTGATGACTTGCCTAACGAGGACTTGAAATGGGTCGCGAAGTCCTTGGGGCTCGATGTCGCCAAACGTATCTGGAAGAAGTTCGCGGGCAACCATGTAGCCTGCCCAGCCCGGATGACGCCCAACGCAGTGCGCCGCTATATGCGCGACAATTTCGACAAGCCCGTTCACCAGCTTGCGTTTGAAACGGGTCTCAGCGAGCGAACGATCTACAGGTATATGAACTTTGTCGAGAAGAAGCCCGAGCAGTCGGGGCAGCTTAGCCTGTTCTAGGGTCATTTCAATCCTCCGCGTTTTTTCATTTCGCCTACAAGGTGGTCTACCAGCATATCCTTGATTTTTACTTCGTCTTCGTCCTGGAGCAGCATGTAGGGGCGGGCGGGTATGCGCGAGCCTGGGTGGTGAACGCTCTTGCGGTAGAGTGTCAAGCCGCCGACGGTGAACCTGAGAGCCTTGCGGTTCCTTACAACGATGTCGTGCTTTGGGGTCTTGCCGCCGTTCTGCATGATGCGGGCGTATTTCATGGGGCCGGTCATTACGGTGACTGCGGCACCGTCGTTGTCGAGCTCGTAGTGGATGCTCTTCATGAGTGCGCCTGTGGCAAGAAGGGTCCTGCCTTTCGCCTTTTTCGAGGGGACCCACTTGTCGGGTCTGCCCTCTTCGCGGAAGTTCTGGCGGACGCTTTTGACTACCAGGTTGCCGACGGCAGCCATGACGGGCCTTGTATTTACCGAATTTCGCCGCATTATGGCGATTAGCGCGTTAAATTTGCCTATGTCTACGTCTGCATTGATAAAATCTGACATTTCCTATTGACTTCCGTTAAAAAAAGATGTATATTATGGGTGATCTCGGTTATCCCCTGATACATCCAGAATGAGGTAGCCGGGTGATCCCTTGTTGATGTATAGCCTGGGTGGTCTTTTTTTTCTATTTCACTTTGGTCCCCTTCATCTTGATTTTCGCATTGCTGGAATTGAAAGCTGTCCAAAGTTGAAGTCTCCCGTTCAAAGCTCTGAAAACAAGTTTTACGGCACTGTTTTTCTTGTCGCCTTGGAAAACGGACGCGAAGTCTACGTTTATGGCGGCTTGATTGGTGCCTTTGTTTTTCAGAAACTCGATATAAACGGCTCCAGGGTTCTTGAGCGTTTCTATAAAATGCCTAACAAAAGCCGTTCGTTCAGGTCTCCATTCATCGTCGCTCTCGCTATGGGTCAAGAAGTGCTTGCCTACCATTCGCGGATTGATGTACAACGGATAGTCAACTCCGTTTAGTTTGGCGATTACAGAAACACCGTTTTCGTATTTCTGGAAACCATTCATATTTTTCAGTTCTGTTTCTAGCAGCGACTGGAAATTATTCGTAAATTCGTTTAAGTCTTCGGTGTAAAATCTCCCGCCATCTATGGCTGGAAGGACGGGGGCACTCGCAGGCATTTTTTCTTCGGCGTATTGGTATAGACCTTGTGTCGATGCTTGCCCCCATTTCTTTTGGTCCTTCTTCAGCTTGTCTGCGTAAATCAAGCCCATGTCGGCATCGCCTATGCTGTAGTCCCAGTTTTCGCCAATTTTGTTTGTATCGTTTGCGGTGGTCGGCGCCTTTGTCACTTTTTCGTCCCCGGCATCCATTTCGTACTTGCTGATATACTCCTTTTCGCAGAGACAGCCAAAGCCGTTTGGCGGACTGTGCTTTTGCCACCATGGGTGCTTTATTGGAAGAACCGTTCCGTTCCAAGCCTTGTGCTCTTCGCGGCTTCCAGGAAGCATCTGGCAAATGTACTTTGCATGGGTGAACACGTCGGGCATGGCCCTTGCCTGCCGTTCCTGGGCTGCCGCCGCTGCGGTTGCCATGTTCGTCTGGTAGATAACCTTTGAACGCCATGCGCCGTATTTCGGTTTGTCCATCTTCTCGTCGAAACTCGGGTCTGCGGCACGCCACTTCTTCGCGATGTCGTAGAAGTTGTTGCGGAAGTCTTGCAGGGTGTCGCCCTTCTCGATTGCCCTGTCAACGGCATTGCGGAAGTCGCTCAGGATGTCGTCGCGCATTGCGCCTGCGACGGTAAACGCCCTTGTGTGCATTGCACCTTCAAGGTCGTTCCAGCGCTTTGTAGGAAGGTTGATTTTCTGCTTGAAGTAATCGACGGCTTCCTTATACGCCCCCTGCTTGAAATCCATGCGTTTAGTCATTGACTATGCCCGCTTTCTTGAGGATGGAGAATCTGCCTGCAAGGTCTGCAGCAAGGAATGCCTGTTCCATTTCTTCGGCGATTTTTTCCATGGGCATTTCGGCGTAGCAGCCGATGAGCTTGTCACGGACTTCTTCGAGGCTGTGCGCGTTTTCCACCAGTTCGCGGATGGGTGCCAGGATGTCAACCTTTTCGCATTCGTCTTCCAGGTGTTCGGTGAATGCGTTCACCTGCTTGCGGAGCTCGTGGCTTGTGCTGCGGACCTTGCCTTTCTTTTCGGGGCCTTCTGCGAACATGCCGCCCTGCGGCTGGACTTCTGTCATTTCGAAATACTTTTCGTCGATGCCGTAAATGTCGGTGATATACTGGGCGTTGAACTTGACGCCGAGCTGCGTGAGCTTGATATCGCGATTGAGTCGGGCTTCTTGAAGGTCTTCCGGGAGGATGATGTTCATCCACGGGATTTCCTTTTCGTTTGGCCAGTTGATTTCGTAAATCCAGCGGATGAGCTGGTTGATGCTGGACTCGATCATCGCGGCATCGTCGAGGGCGAGGTCTGCACGCACGTCGTTGTGGACGGTGGCCATCGCCTGGGTGCCACCGGAACTTGTCTGTTCGGTGGTGAGCGTTTCGCCGAGCCACGCCTTTGACATCGCCTGATCTGCCCAATCGACGATTGCCTTGTGCGGGTTGGCGTTTGCCGCGCCTGCTTCCAGGAGTTCCACGGAGCCGGTCTGCGGGATGACTGCGACGGCATCGCGGACAAGGCCCACGAGCATTTTGAGGAAGTCTTGCTGTTCCTTTTCGGTTGCCGTCGGCGGCACCTTGCCGATAGCCTTTGGCATTCCGTACTTTTCGACAAAGAGCATCCAGAACTTGAGCCCGCCCTTCTTGAAGGCGAGTGGCCAGAAGCAGCGGGAATATACCGCGTTGCCGTATGGGTTCGCCGTGGTGGGGCGGTTGCGGGTCACAAGGAACTTGCGCTCGGGCATTTCACGGCGCGAACCGTCGTTGGTCTGCAAGAGCAGCTTGCTGTCGCTGTCGAACTTGAACCATTCCTGCTTGCGGTCCTTGATTGCGGTGGGGAGTATGAGCGTGCCCAGATCGGTCTGGACTGTGTTCCACACGATTTCGTGGACGGCATATCCGAAGCCGATTGCTTCGAGCATCTGCGATATGACGTTTCGGAGGTCGATGTTCCAGAGGTATTCCTCGACAAACTTTGCCTTTTTCTGGTCGCCCTTGCTTCCGTCGATTGTCCAGGCTCGGCTGGTGATGGATGCGAAGCGCTTGTTTTTCACCGCGTCAAGGTGGGCGTCTATCATTTCGCGATAGACCTTGATGTTGCCGCCGTTGTTCTTGAGGATGGTGTCGGGGTTCGGGAGGTAGTCGAGCCCGGTGACGAACTCCGCCACGTTCCGGGTGGCGACTTCCTTGGCGAGCTGCAAATCGCGCTTGCCCTGGGGTTCGTTCGGGTTATTTTTGGTCTTTTTGCTCATGCAGTCCTCGGTGTATTTCTAATCTCGTTGAATGGCCGTTCAAATTCGTTGAATTTTGATTTTCTAAACTCGGATGACCGTTTACTAGTCCAAAACAAAAACGGGCTAGAAAGGGCCTTTCTGTGCGAATTTTTAGAAGGTGCTGAAATCCACGTTTTTCCCCTTGAACGGATTGGTCGTTTGCACGAATATCGGGCCCGTGTCGCTTGCGTTTTTGGCGTGGTACGCCAAGGCTGCCCCCCAGAAGAAGTCGCCGTGGCCCTGCTCGGTGCTCGCGGCGTCGTAGCGCACGTTTCCGGCGGTGGTTACAATCTTTCGGACGGCGTGGATGCTTTCGGCCTGTTCGTCCTCGATGCGGCCTTCGACTCCGGGGAACTTGGGGCACTTCTCGATGACAATCTTCTGGTCTTCGAAAGCCTGCAAGAGGTTGATGGCAAGGTCTGCCTTGACGGTGTTCGTGAACAGCACGCCTTCAACCTTGACGGAGCCATACTTTTCCTGGGCGCGTTCGGTGAACTGGTCGCCCACGCCGGTGCGGTCGATGCAGGCACGGACAAGGTTCGGGAGCATCAGGTACTTGTAGAGTTTTTGTTCCAGGAAACTCCACTTTTTGTTCTGGTAGGCTTCGACGGCGCGGCAAACGAGCGTGCCGCCTACATCTTCGAGAACGTAGATGACATAGAGGTGGCGGTGGCGTGCCACGTCGCAACCCAGGTAAAGCGGGCCGGTCGCCTTGTCGAGCCCGAGCACTCCCTGGCGTTCGCAGCTGTGGATGAGCTCGTAGCTGATCATGGCCTTGGATTCGTCCTGCGGGTTGCAGCAGTATTCCTCTTGCCATATCGCCTCGGTCAAGCAGCCTTTGTGTTCCTGCTCCAGCCATTCCTCGCGTTCTTTCCTGGAGAGCTTTTTGCCGCAGATGCGGTCGGCAACGCCTTCCTCTACTGCGAGCTGGATTGGCACGGTGTGAACGCTGTAGTCGAGTTCTCCCTTGCGGCACTTGTCGATGAGGATGTAGAACAGCGAGTTCACGCCGTTGTGGGTTGACAAGATGCGGATGGGATAGCCCCACATGGCGGCAGGCTTCGCGGCTGCCCACATTTTCTGGTCGTTCTCGTGGTGGGCGGCTTCGTCCCACACGATTTTTCCACCCTTGGAACGGAATGCCTTGGGGTTGCTGGATAGCACGTAAATCTTTGAACCGTTGCAGAACTCGATGAGCTTGGATTTGACGCCCTTGTCTTCGTCGGCGAAAACGCAGTCCTCGATGTCTTCGCAGTTGACTTCGGCGAGCGCCTTGGCGATGGCGTTGAGCTTCTGAATCCAGGAGTCGCAATAGTCGATGTATTCGGCGGCAGCCGTCATGTCGGCGGAACTGAAAAAGACTTTCAGTCCGGGCTGTTCGATACAGTCCTGCACGTCTTCGAAGCTCTGGACCCACGTTCCACCGATACGGCGGGACTTCTCGAAAATCTTGACCTTGCTTTTGTCAAGTAGCCAGCGCTTCTGGTAAGGAAAGAAAAAATCGTCAAGTGCTGCCATTTAAAACGCCCAGGTGTTTCTTGATTTCTTCGAGCGCCTTCTTGGCGCGTTCTTCCGGGGAAAGGTCGGACTTGTTCTTTTTCGGTGCCACGGCCTCGTACTTGCGGGCGTGTTCTGCGGTGTCGATGATGCGCTGGAGCGCGGTGTAGCGTTCGGGGGCAATCTTCACGCCGTCGAGTTCGTCCTGCTTGATTTTTCGGGCCATCACTTCGCCCAGGCTGAAGAGTTCGGCGTGGAAGTTCTTTTCGCCGCCGCTGATTTCTGCGCGGGTTTCTTCCCAGCGGTCTTCTGCCTTCCAGTTCTGCAGGGTGCGCGTGGATATGTTGAGCCTGCGACTGATGTCTGCGAGACTCAGCTGGTGGATGGTGTAAAGTTCTTTCGCCTTTGGTTTGAGTTCCGCCTTGCTCATGGCATTCTCCCGGGTGTTGCGTGGTTCTCGGTGCAGCATGCGCGTATCGCTTCGAGTGCTCGTTTCTGGTCGTCGCTGTATTGCTTCAATACGGCTTCCCATCGCACCTGGTCATTTGCGGCGTTCTTTTCCCACTTGGCGTTTTCGTTCGTGTAGAAGATGGCGAGCATGGCGGCGAAGACAATGCCCACGCCGAACTGTTTCAATGCCTCTTGCCAGAAAGTTTTATCCATGGAATATACCTCCGTGCAAATGTAGCCGTAAAACACTGACAAAGGGCATGACATTGTCATGTCCTCTTTCGCGGGCAAGCGGGTAAATTTGGAGCCATGAAAGATAAGCATCCGAAGATTCTGAAATCCACCGACCTGCGCGAACCGTGGGTCGAGGCGTTCAAGACCGGCCCCGTCGTAGATATGGCGGGCAACACTCACGACTTTAGCGAAGCTGACCTCGAAGAACTCAACCAGGGAATCCACGACCAGCTCGCCGCAGGCTACCAGCCGCCGATGGTCAAGGGCCACCCGAAGGTTGACGATCCGCGTGTCGGCTCCATTGTCGATTCCAAGGTGGAAGACAAGGTGCTGAAGGTGAAGCTCGACGATGTTGACCCGGACTTTGCCGAAGAGGTAAAGAAGGGCGGTTTCAAGTATCTTTCGGCTGCCGTTTACAGCAACTTGAAGAAGGGTTTGCGACACCTGGGCGCTCTCGGTGCGGTCGGCCCTGCCATGAAGGGTATGGCCCCGCTTTGCTTTGGCGAAGGTATGTTCGCCGATTCCGACAAGGGCGTTACAGAGCAGGACGTGAGCGTCTTTGCAGAGCCGTTCGCATGGGACCGCCTGGTGCCGCAATCCGTGTTCGAGTCGCTGGTGTACAAGATTGGCGGCATTGGACGCCTGTTCCGCAGCCAGCGCGAACAGCTCATTGAAAAGGAAGGCATCGAGGCCGCCGACAAAGTTTTCCCGGAATACACCATCAAGGACATCGAAGAAATCGAAAGTGTCCTGAAGGATGCGAAGGATTTCCCGCAGCTGCCCAAACCTGCCGTGGAAAAGCCCGCTGAATCTACAGCTTCTTTCGGTGAACCGAATACCGACGGTTCTGATTCGCTGGAGAACGGGAATCAGAATCCTCAGCCTACAACGCCCCCTCGCGACGAACCGACCGATTCTATCCCGGAAGGTAATTCTAGCGAAGCGACGCGGCTGAGCGAAGAGAATGCCGCGCTCCGGGCAGAGAACGATACTCTCAGGGCCGAAAAGCTCCAGGCGCAGCGCCTCCGTGCCGGAGCGGCATTCTCTGAGACTTTGGACAACGCCATTTCCGAAGGTCGTTGCAATCAGGAACTCAAGGACAACCTGATGAAGATTTTCGGTTTCTGCCAGGAAGTGCCCGTCGATGGCGAAGGCTGCTTCGGCGAAGGCGATGAACGCGTGAATGTTGCAAATGTGCTTGCCAAGACGGTTGCCGCGCTCCCGAAGATCGTGGAGTTCGGCGAATCCCAGGGCATGCACGATACGCCGCAGCTTGCGGCTGGTGAAGCTCTTGCCAGGTACAAGGCGGAGCAGGAATCTAAGGGCCGCGTGCTTTCGTTTGCCGAAGCTGCGGAAGAATACGGTCGAATCAAGGTTTAAACAATCAAGGAGAATCCTATGAAGGGCAATGTCCTCAATTTTACGGCGTCTAATGCCGTCCCCGCCTTCCGATTTGTCGCTCTTGGCGCAACCGAAGGTACTGTCGCACTCGCTTCCGCTGACGGCGATGCCGTTGGCGTGAGCTACGAACTGGATGCCGCACAGGATGGTCGCCAGGATGTCCAGCTTGACGGCATTGCCGAAGTGACCGCTGGCGGTGCTTTCGCCGTTGGCGCAAAGCTCAAGGTCGGCGCGAACGGCAAGGCTGTTGCCGCTGCCGCTGGCGATGCCTACGTGGCTATCGCTCTCGATGCCGCAACCGGCGACGGCGACCTGGTGCGTATCAAGCTCGAAAAGGGTGCCGCAACTAACGAAACTACTTTCAAGGCCGAAGAAACCATCGGCAAGCACCTGTTCGTGAAGGCTGGAACCGACACGAACAAGGTCAAGGTCGGCACGGCTGCTTCTGCTCCGCTCGGCGTAAGCGGCGATTCCGATACCGCAAGCGGTGCGAATATCGTCATCCAGACCAGCGGTAACGTGAAGGTGCTCGCTGGCGGCAATGTGGCTGTCGGTAACCTTATCGCCGTCGATTCGAACGGCAAGGCTGTCGCGGCTGGCGCGTCTGCCGAAACTTACGGCGTGGCTCTCACTTCAGGTGCCTCTGGTGACCTCATCACCATCGCATTCGGTTACAGCGGCAAGACTGCGGCAGGGCTTTAAACTTTAACAAGGACAAAAACATGAAGAAGATGACCAAAATCCCGCTCATTCTCCTCGCTCTCGTGTGCTCTGTAGCAGCCTTCGCAGGTGCAGACACGCTTACCGCCTGCGGCGTTCCGCAGATTTTCGCCAATATCTTTGGCTCCGACGGTGGCGCTCTTGCCGCTGGCCTGCTCTTGCCGATTGGCGTGCAGCAGACCGACCTTGTGGCCGCCTACAAGAACGGCAAGATGATTGCCGACCAGGTGATGCCGGTCAAGGTGCTCGACGGCCCGGAACTTGCGTTCAAGTATTACGAACGCACCAAGGGCGATTCGTTTGCCGCACCTGATACCCATGTGGGCCGCACTTCCGAGCCGAATATCATCCACCTTTCCGGCGAAGAAAAGGCTTCTGTTGCCGAAGCCCATGGCTTGCAGACTATTGTTCCGAAGGAAGATATCGACCAGATCAAGAACAAGGAACGTTTTGTCAATACGAACCTTGAATATCTTATGAACCAGGTGTTTCTGGGCAGGGAAATGCGTGTTGCAGGCATTGTGCAGAATACTTCGAACTATGGAACCGGTCTTTCGCATACTTACGAAGACAACCAGGGTATCGGTGCCGACGGCTTCAATATCGTGGAAGTCATTCTTGATTATCTCGAAAAGCCGCTTGCCCGTCCGAATATCCTTGGCATGAACGCCGTCGTGTGGGCAAAGCTCCGCACCGACGCGAACGTACTCCGCGCTATCTACCCGAACTCCAACGGCGCTGGCGTCGCTACCCGCGAACAAATCAAGGCCCTGTTCGAAGTCGATGACATCCTCGTCGGTGAAGCCCGCGTGAACACCACCAAGAACGCCAAGAATCCGCAGCTCGAACGTTGCTGGGGCAACAACATCTGGGCCCATTACACCGAGCCGCTTTCCACGCTCAAGGAAGGCATCGCCTGGGGTATGACCGCACAGGTGGGTGACCGTTACGCAACGATCATCGAAGACGAAAAGATTGGCCTCAAGGGTGCCGAAATCATCAAGGCCGGCTTCTACCAGAAGGAAGTCGTGGTCGCCAAGGATGCAGGCTTCCTCCTGAAGAATATCATCAAGGCCGCAGGCTAAGGCTCCCATGAACTATTGCACTTACGAGGACATCAAGGGCCATGTGCCCGAGGCGCGTCTGGTAGAGGTCACTGACGACCTCTCGCCGAACGCGACTGGCACGGTCAATGTCGAAATCGTGGAAAAGGCCATCAAGGAAAGTTCCACGCTTATCGACTCTTACGTGAGGAAGCGTTTCCCGCGTCCGTTCCAGAGTGTCCCGGAAGTGCTGCGCATGGTCTGCATTGACCTGAGCATCTACAATCTGTACGAACGCGTGACGGAGCTGAATATCACTGACGGTATGAAACTCCGCTACGATAACGCCATCAAGCTGCTTATCCGCATTGCCGATGGCGAACAGGATATCGGTGTGGATCCTGATGAACCTGTCGTCGAATCTGGCTTTTCCGTCGCTTCGAAGCTGAACGGCGGACCAGCCATGTTTTCGCTTGAATCCATGAGGTTCTGATGAGTACGCCGGTTGCCATTACTAACTGCTATGTGATAGAAAAGGCTGTCAAAGACCTGATTGAAGGCGGAAATGTCCCGCAGATGGTCTTCAAGGCGGTCGATATCCAGAAGGAATTACAGACCATCACTCACCCGAGCTTTACGGTCGCCATCATCAAGGGCGATTTCGAGCCGGAAGGAATGGACAAGATTACGGAGTCCGTCGAGGTGGTGGTGACACTCATCGTGAAGAACCTTGCGAACGAGGAACAGCGCAGGAAGATGATTCACCCGATGGTGTCCTATGTGGTGCAGAAGCTGCACCATAACGATCTCGGGCTTCAGATGGAGCCCCTAACCGTTAGCGGCTGGAATGATGTGACGAATACGGAGCATCTTGGAATCGCCCTGACGCTGTTTGAAATCAAGTTTAAGACGCAGTTCACGGTCGTGCCCGAAGCCGCCGAAGAAAACTACAGGGAACTGCTCTCCATCGGCTCTACGTTCCAGAGCGAAACGCCCGAACACGAGGTTCTTGCCCAGGGCGAAGTCATTTTCAAAGAGGTAAACAATGAACCTGTCCCCTAATATCCCCGAAACTAAAATCCCGGGTTCGTACACGGCCTACAACTACTATGCAGGCCCGAACGGACTCCCCGCCAACATCCAGAAGGTGCTGCTTATCGGCGACAAGTCATCTGCGGGCAGCATTGCGGCATTCAGGCCGACGGAAGTTGCTACCGAGCAGGATGCAATAGCCCTCGCGGGTGCGGGATCCGTGCTCATGCAGATGTACAAGGCTGCTAAGAAGGCTTGGAAGTATGCACAGATTTCGTTCCTGTGCTACAATGTGGCTGGCGGTTCTGCTGCCACTTGGGCGTTCACGCTTACTGGAAATGCAACTGCTGCAGGTCAGGTGGGCGTCGAATGCAACGGCGTTCAGATCGTGACCGGCGTCGCAAAGACTGATGCGGCAGCCGATATCGCCACGGCTCTCGCAGCTGAAATCAACAACACCCCAGACGCTCCGTTTACCGCTGAAGCCTCTTCTGGAACAATCACCCTTACTGCAAAGTGCAAGGGTGAGTATGTTTCCACGGCTGCGGGTGGCCTCAACGTGAGTGGGTTCAGTACGGCAACAGGCGTGACAGCCGGTTCTACCACCGCTACGGCTGGCGTAGGGACTGTGAACCTCCAAACCGCTCTTGCATTCGTATTTGCGGAACGCTATCATATCATCGTAAGTCCGGTGAATGACAGAACGAACCTCGGATATCTCAAGGTACATCTTGAAGCTGCTGCCGCACCGCTCGAACAGCGTGGTCAGCGTGCCATCTGCGGCATGGTGGCTACTCCGACTATGGATGGAACTGCTCTTGTTTCTGGGGCTGCAACCAATGCCGCAAACGAAGGTAAGTACCATAACTATGAACGCATCCACATCGCGGCAGTAAAAAACAAGCTCAACGCTACCGCATGGGAAATCGCGGCTGGTCTCGGTGCGATTTTTGCCAGCAACTCCAAGCCGAACGTGCCGATGAACAGCGTAGCCATTCCTGGCCTTGCCACCCCGGCTTTGGAAGACAAGTGGAGTGGCGAAGAACAGGATCTGCTGCTCAACGGCGGCGTGATTCCTCTCGTCGAAGAAGATGGCCAGCTCTGCATCGTGCGTGCCGTGACCACGCGTACAAAGAATAGCGGTTCTGAATGGAATAAACTCAACGATACCGGGGTCATCGCTTCGCTTGACTATTTCCGCGAAGCTATTCTTTCTACGCACAAAGTGAAGTTCAAAAACAAGGTTATCCATGCACTGCTTGCGGACGCCATCAACGAAGAAAACAAGAAGGTGGCCGAAGACCTTGAAAAAGAAGAAATCTTGCGTTACATCAAAGAATACGAAGACCAGTTCGTCACGCAGGAATCGACGAACGTACCTGGCCGCATGCTTTGCCAGATTCCGGCCCCTGTCGTGCCTGGCCTGAACCAGATCTATTCCACCATCGACCTTTACCTGTAAGGAGTGAACCATGAGAATTTCTTCTTTTACTCTCGTCAAAGACGGCTCCAGAATCACCGACTTCTCTAAGTTCAAGGAAGGTGAAACCGAAGTCGCCACCACCGTAGAAACCTTCTACGGCGAAGACTACATCAAGGTTCCGGCGAAGCATTCCTTCTCGCTTACCTACCTCCCGAAATCCGGTGCAGACCTGGACTGGGTCAAGGAAGAGGCTTCGAACGATAACGGCTGGACCTTCATCATCAACTATGTTGGCGGCAACAAGGTCACCTATACCGGCGTTCACCTGCTCAAGTCTACCCCGAACGAAGTGGACGGCAAGACCGCCAAGGAATCGCAGCTTGACTTCTACGCAGAGGACAAGAAGTAGCCATGACCGCTTTTTCTGACAAAATCAAGGCCGCCCGTGATGCCGCCGAAGAGGTCGATGTCGCAGAATCTGCGATTATCGACCAAATCAAGGCGTCGCACGATGTCTTCAAGGATATCGAGTGGCCCGGTGTCCCAGGCGTGAAAGTCCGCATGAGACTCCTGACGGTTTCCGAAGCCCGCAAGGCTAAAGTCGATAACCAGCAGGAGTTCAACCGTGACGGTATCGAAATCGGCATGCAGAACTTGGCGGACTACCGTGAACAGGAAGCTGTGCACGGTATGTGGCGGGCGTTCTCCGACCCTGCCACGGGAAAGCCGGTGTTCACCAGCGCCGAGCACATGCGGACCCTGTGCACCAATGACGAACTGAAAGCCTTGTGCGATGCCTACAATGCATTCTCCGACGAGAACGACCCGAACCTGGAAAAGCTCTCGGACGAAGAATTTGAACAGCTCAAGGACATTCTCAAAAAAAAACCGGACCAGATTCGCTCGAAAGTCTTAAGCTTGCCTGTAGCCTGGAAGCTTCTGCGTATTTTGGTTGCCCCGCAAGAGAACTAAACGACGCCCAGTGGCTCCTCATCTTTTCGATGAAGGGCTATTTGGCCAACGATAAAGGATGGCAGAGCATTGGCTGACAATAGCGTTACATTGCGTATCGGCGCGGACCCGACAAGGCTTGAAACAGGCCTTAGACAGTCTTCCGCCTCGATTAACAGCTTTGGCGTCCGTGCCCGTGCAAGCATTGCGCGTGTCGGCAGTTCCCTACGGGGGCTTGCAGACCGTATGGTCACGCCTTTCAATTCGTTGGTTCTTGGCGGTGGGCTTGGCATGGCTGTCAAGAACGTGGGCGACCTTTCCGAATCGCTCATGTATTACGGCTTTGCGGCAAAGAAAAGCGACGCGGACACGAAGGTGTTCCGCGAATCGCTGCATAAGACGGCGGTCGAAACAGGGGTTGCCGCCAATGAAATCTTGAACGGTGTTTCAAAGATCGGTGAAATCACGGGTAAATTCGATTTTGCCGAAGAAATGGGCGGAATCCTGGCAAAGACTGCCAAGGCTTCCGGCGCATCTGTGGAAGACCTGGCTAATGTCGCATCTTCCCTGAAAGTGACCATGGGCTTGACCGCCGATGAAGTCGCAAAATTCTTCAATTCACTCATTGTCCAGGGCGACCAGGGTTCCTTTGTCCTGCGCTCTTTTGCAAGCGAAGGCAAGGCTCTTCTTGCTACTACGTCCACTCACGGCATCAAGACTGCGGAACAGTTCGCTAGTTTCGGCGGCTATTTACAGGTGATGAACTCCCAGATTAAGAGCGAAGCGGAGCTTACCACGTCCGTCTCGGCTCTTTTCAGCGAACTCACGGCAAAGGCGAAAGACCTGAATAAAATCGGGGTCCATGTCTTTGACAAGAACAAGGAATTTAACGATTTCGACGCTATTATGCGCCAGCTGATGCAGAAAACGAACGGTGACCTGCAGAAATTGGGAAAACTGTTTGGCGCATCTTCCATCAAGGCGTTGCAGCCCATCATCACCGAATACAAGAATGGGTGGGAAACCTTGGATGCTATTACAAAGAGTGGCCAGGAAGGCATGACCAATACGAAAGTGCTTGATGAGCGCTTCGAAAAGGCGTCCAATTCGTTCAACAGCAATGTTGACAAGATGAAGAATGTCGCCTTGGAATTTGCCGACACGAACCTTACGGGCCCCGTGGAGCAGCTCACGACCGCGCTTGGCTTCCTTTCCCGCCATCAGGGAATAGTCACGGCGGGCTTCAAGGCCATGGCCGTTGCCGCAATCGCCCTTGGTGCCGTCAAGATTGGAGGCCTCGTGAAGGATGTCGCAGGGCTTGCCAAGGATATCAAGGGTATCTGGAGCAAGAAGGGCGGCGCTGGACCGTCTGCCACCAGTGCGGGCGCTTCTGCGTTGAACGCTTCCGTCCAGAAGGTATTCGTGGTCAACATGCGCGACGGTTTAGGCGGTGGCTCCGACTACATGGACGACGATGTTCCGCCTGTCAAGAATATGGCAAAGCAGACCTCCGTGGCGATGGAAACTACCACAAGAGAGGTGGGCAAGTTCCGCCAGGGACTTTCTACCGCACGTGCGGGGCTGAACAAGCTCGGCAATACTGCCCTGGGGCGCATCGGCCTTACGGCTGCCACCACCTGGGCAATGGACAAGATCTACGACTTTGGCCAGGCGTTCATGGAATGGCGCAATGTCGTTGCCGATGTCGAAGCGAACAGCCGCGCCATGGTGGAACGTAACCAGGAGAATTTCGAAAAACGGTATGGAAGCAAGGCGGCGGTGTATAGCAAGAAGCACGGCGAAACCCTGCTCGAAATCCAGAAGGAAGAAAACAGCTTTTTGCCGTCGCAGAAGAAACTCGACAAGCTCTATGCCGACCTGAACATGTATAACACTCTGATGAAAAACGCCATCAAGAACGGCGACGGAAAAAATGGCGTGTCTGCCCAGGAATACATGGCGAATTTTGTAATCAACATCGATTCTTCCGGGAAAACCGTAGTGGAAACCGACAAGGGCAAGCCGCCCAAGGTCAAGGTCCACAAGAATACACCGGGCTGGGGGGCGTAAATGGCAGAAGCGAAGACCGCAAAGCTGGGCCCGTGGGAACTTAAGCTCGTATCCATCGACGATGACATCTCTCATGCCATCTCGTCCACGACCTACCCCTACAAGAACGGGGCGGACCATGAAGACATGGGCGTCAACCCGGAAACCTTCAAGTTTTCAGGCGTTCTCTCGAATAAAGACTACGACAATAACTATCAGTCGCTGCGCAAGTGGTTTTTGTCCATTTTCAAGAAGCCTGTAGAACTCTTTCACCCGGACCACGGGACTATTTACGGCTACCCGAAGACGGCTTCTTTCAGAAATGACCGCCGTCGCCGTTTCTGCGAGTTCACCTTCGATTTCGAAGTCGATGAAATCCAGCCCGACATCCAAAGCTACACGGACCCCTACCAGAACAATTTCAAGCAGGCGCAGGCCCTCAACCTGGAAGTACAGGAAAGCGTGGCTCTATCGATGCAACAGACTGGCGTTCCCGACATTCCGGGTTCTTCGGACTGGTCGCTTATTGACGCGTGGTCGTCTCTTGGCGATGCCGCACGAAGCTTTGCCAATGCGACAAGCAAGGCGATGGGGCAGCTTCTTGGAGTTCTCGCTACCGTCCAGGCTCCCGTCGATGCTATCAACACTACTATCGATTACTTGGACTCGCTATCTGGAACCTTGACAAAGGCTATCCAGGAATGTTGCGATTCCTTCGTGACTCTTGCCAGAAAGACAGGTCTGAATAATGGCAAATCCAGGGCTTCTACGGCCACTTTGGTGAGTAGCGCGTCTTCTATGCTGGCATCCCTTTATGACGCCCCTGCAAGCGTCCGTTCGGCTTTTGCGACCCTTGCGGCGGCAACAGTCGCGACAGAGACTGCCAAGCAGATTTCCGATGACGAGAAAAAGATGGGCGAATCCTTCGCCGCAGAACGGATTGTCATGGACGATGCCGAAGGCCGTGAACTGGCAGAGGAAAGCGAAGTCTACCTTGTTACGCCTGCCGATTTGGAAGATACCCTAGCCCTGGCAAGGGAGTTCATTCAGCAAGTCCTTCCGCAGGCTGTAAGCCCTTACAGGCTCAAGAACATGGCCGCGATGCTATCCGATGCGGTACTTCGCATAAAGCTGGAATACATGACCACAAAGACGGTCGATGTGTCCCACGAAACTCCGCTTCACAAGATTGCCCTGGAAAACGGCTTGAACTACAAGGCCGCTGAACGTCTTTGCGCATTGAACAATGTCAAGAATCCCACTTTCATGCAAGGCAAGGTGATGGTCTATGGAGAATGATGAAGTCATCTTGCTTGTGGAAAAAGCGCGTGCTGACAGGTTCGTGAGCTACACGATCGATACCGACCTGTATTCACCGGAAGGCTCGTTCCAGTTCGAAAGTGATTCTAAGTATGAAGTGAACAAGGGCGATTCCTGCGAAATTTTCGTTAATCGAAAATGCGTGATGAAGGGTCTTGTCGATTCTGTGCGTCGTTCGCTGTCTCGCAGCGGCCCAAAGCTGGAAATCGAGGGCCGTTCCGTCGCGTCCGTCCTGGCAGACTCCAGCGTGACAAACTTCGGAACTTTGCCGACTACCTTGCCCGCACTGGCTGAAAAGCTGGTGCGCGACCTTCCGTTTATCTCCAGGAAGGATTTTGTTTTCAAATCGGGCTCCGATAAAGTCAAGGTCAAGAGAAAGTTTGTGGAACTTTCTCCGGGCGACAGCGTTTTCGATGTCCTCAAGAAGGCGGCGAATTCGCAGGGTTTCCTGTTCTGGGCGTCTCCCGAAGGCGAACTGGTCTTTGACAAGCCGGTTGAGCGCGGCAAGGCTGATTTCAAGATCCACGCCTTTGAAAACGGCGAGGAAATGGACTACATCGAAGGATCCGTTACCGAGACCCTGAACGGGCAACATTCGCTTATCAAGGTTATCGGCGAAAGCCAGGATGATGACGACATCAAGTATGTGGCGGCAAAGGTGAAAAACGACGATTTCCCGTTCTACCGTCCGCTTGTCGTGAACTGGAACGAAAACGAGGGCCCTGCAAAGCGCACCGCAGAGCTCCAGCTGGCGACGGAAAAGGCTTCCGCAATCCAGCTCGAATATACAGTTCCCGGACATTCTCAGAACGGAATGCCCTGGACAATCAACGCGTTTTGCGATGTAGAAGACCATTACAACGGCGCTGTGGACTCCTACCTTATCAAGCGCCGCACGTTCACGCTTGACAGGCAGAACGGCAAGCGCACGCGCCTGGAACTCCAGCCGGGAGGCTCCCTATGATGAAATTTTTCACTAGCGTCGTGACAAGCTGCAAGGATATCGCTGGAAAACTCCGCAGTATCAGCGGCAAGGCCAACGGCATACAGTTCGAAGAACGGCAGATGATGCAGCACTTCGGCTTCATCAGCATTCCAAAGCCCGGCGAACGCTGCCTTTTCCTTCAGTTCGGCAATGTTGTCATTGCGGTCGCAAGCGACGGCAAGGACCGCCCCGCCGTAAAGGAGGGCGAAACGGCGCTTTACAGCGACAAGGCCCACTACATCATCCTCAAGGATGACGGCACCATCGCCATCAAGGCCGATGGCGGCATCGATGTCGATGGCGACCTGCGCGTGAACGGCGAGGTGAGCGACAAGGTAGGCAAGCTCTCCAAGCTGCGCGACAACTACAACCAGCACACCCACATCGGCAACCTCGGCGCTCCTACGGCACCGACGGACAAACAGGACACGGGGGCGTAAATGCTTGACCTGGACACTCTCGATTCCGAATTTTCCCGGATTGTCAAGTCTGCCGACGGCAAGACAAGCGTGGCCCCGCAGCTCGCCAAGGCCTACGACGACTACGCCAAGGGCGGCATCATTCTCGGTGCGGACCTTTCGGCGGGTGGCGACAAGTCTCTCCTGGAAAGCGCCTTCTCGGTGCTCGACCCGTCCAGCGGGACGCCTGCCAACATGGCGGCGAAGCTCTGCGCCTACTGGCAGGGCCTTCCTAAGCCAGGAATCCCGTCCCACGGTGGCGTGGCTGTCGTGTCCGTCGTTCCGACCTTCGCGGCTGCCCAGGCGGGCGTTCTGGCTGCCATAATGGCCTGCGTCACCACGAATGAAGTTCAA